GGACCTAATGCTTGGACGTCTGCGTTTAACCTGTCAGATGAACCATAGTATTCGCGCCAATCGCTTTCTACTACACTTCTTCTTTTGAGTTTTTTGCCTTTGAGTGGGGGTTTAGTACGTTTAAATTGTGCTAATTTCTTGCCTATGTACTTTTGTCCGGTGGTTTTATTTGTGATGATATAAACAAAGCCAATATAGCCTTCTGGTATTTCGTCTATTATTTGATTTTGATACGTCCATTGCACTCATTTAATTAGTTAGAGTGGTTTGCCTCTCATGCCTTTTCTGGCTGCTCTACGTATTTTACGTTTTTCCTGTATTTCTACTCGCCTTTTTGATGCCTCTGTGCGTATTTCTGATAGCCAATACCTTGCCTTTATGCCTGCCTCGCCTGAACCTTTGTACTCGAATCGTTCTTGCCACTTGAAATATTCTTGAAAAGCATGAATCATTCGATCGTGACTGTCTGAACTCATACCACGATCTCTACATCATTGCTGTAACTGGTAAATCCATTTTCTTTGATCACCTTTAGTACGTGATTTACTCTGCTGGTTAGATCGTCACGATGACTGATCAGGAATACATTCTTATCACGTTCACGTGTCATCTTTTTCAACACAGCAATACTAGATTCCACACCAGATGCATCCATACCAGAATCCACTAATTCGTCAATGAACAGAAGATTGATGCTGTGATAGAGATTCTCCCACACATCCCTGAAAGCCCAACTCAGGCTCAGTATAAGCCTATTTCGCTCGCCGCGACTTAAATTATCAAAATCTAAGTCCTGACCTAGCTGTGTGATAATCACAGTTAAATCATTCTGGAATTCCACAGTGTGAGGTAATCCGATCTTATCTAGATAGTAGGTCAATCGTTGATTCAGGAACGCTAGATTCTGATCTATTATTCGTTTGCGAACGAAACTATCTTTGTTGGTCAATAGTTTATGTAAGAACTCTTGATGATCTTTCACACGCACCAACTCGTTGAGGCTGTTCCAATCTATTTCCTGTACAGCAGTTTCCTTTAGATCGGTAATTTGATCATCGTAGGGATTTTCTTCAGCAGTTTTGATAGTAATCTCACGTTCTAGACCACTCAGTGTGTTTTTATGATTCAGTGCCTGTTCTAGATTGTCATATATAACCTCAGGACACGCACCTAACACGCCTAACATATCCAGCGCTTCTTTGAGATCGCTGAGTTCTTTTTCTTGTACAGTTACATTGTCTCTAGATTCTGTGACCTGTTTGACTTTACCAGCCATCATGGTTTCATATTTTTCGTCATGAATATCCTGTCCACAACTATGACATTTGTGTTCAGCCAACGCAACAAGTTCTTTTTCTAATTTTTCTAAAGTGCGTTGTTCTTTTTCAACCGCAGACATCTGCTTGGCTATCAATGATACCAAAGAGTTTTTATCTTTGTTGTTTTTGTTCCATTCGACTAATGCACGTTGATTAGCAATTTCGACATCTATGTCAATGTCGCTGAGTCGATCTATGCTTTTAAGCAAATTGGTCAGTGAAGTTTCTTTTTGTTCTTCCCACATGCGTTGTTTACGTATCAACGATTCTATGCTTTGTTGTATTCTTTCGTTGCTGGCTTTGACAGTTTCTATTCTTGTGTTTTCTGTAGCCACTGCTTCTTTGGTTAATTTAATTTGTTCCTTGAGGGCTTCAGCTTTTTCACTAAGCAGAGTGATCCCTAACAGTTGTTCAATGATAGCACGTTGGTCTGCAGCCTTCATGCTGAGAAACGGTTCTGTATACGTATTCAATGCCACGAGATGTTTGAACATTTCATGTTTCATTGAAATCATTTCTTCAATGGCTTTTTGTGTCTCTCTGCTGTCACCTTGGCTTTCGTCAAGATCTGTGAGTTGTTGTTCCTGCCCGTTGATAGAGAATTTTAATATATTAGGTTTACGACCACGTTCGATATGGTATTCAACACCGTCCTTGTCAAAGGTCACAGTGGTTAACATGCCTTTGCCGTTGATCTTATTGATCAAGTTATCTCGTTTAATATTAGTCAGCGCCTGTCCGTAGATTGCATAACTAAGTCCGTTGATGATAGTGGTTTTACCAGTGCCATTTCTAGCACCTGAATCATCGCCACCTAGGTCTAGATTCTCACCCAGCACCAGTGTCAACTGTCCGCGATCAAAGTCTATGGCCTGGGTTTGAGCTCCCACGCTCATGAAATTACGAACGGTTAGGTTTTTTATCTTAATTGTCATAGGTTTTGATATATGTTTAACAGCAGTGATTTGTCATAGTTTTCGCTGTCAATGGCATTGATTTGATTCATTACTATTGTATCTACAGATTCAAAATTGATATCGATCGGAGCGACATTGGTTTCTATATCTACTTTTTCTGGAATCAACATCAGTTCACGCAGTTTATACTGAGGAACAAATTGTTCTTTGATAAAGTTAGCTTCTTCGAAGGTAATTGGCAAATCAATAGTCACACGGCAGTGCATTTTTTCTCGCAACAACTGATCTGGTCGATCGATGATCTCGCTTAGTTTGTATGTGCGATATACTGGTTGACCTGGCCAAATATGATACTCGGGCTTGCTGCCCCATTCTAATATCATCATACCACGGTCGTCATCGCCTGCATCAGCATAGTTATGAGGAAATGCGTTGCCTATATAGGTAACATTGCCTTTGGTCTGACGCTTATGGAAGTGCCCGCTGAACACATATTCTTGATTAGTAAAATGTTCTGCTTGTAATTGTCCGTGATCCGGCATCTGTACCATTGCGTTCATGTAGAACAACGGTAACTCTAAATGGCCGAATATATAACGGCTTTTGAGTTTAGGAATTTCACGCCACTCATCGCCTACCAGCCAAGGCATGATTGTGACATTGCCTTCTGTGAGTGTTTCTTTAATAGGCACCACATTAGGAAACAGACGCATGAATTCCACAGAGTTGATTTCTCGTTTGTCTTTGTAGAATAGATCGTGATTGCCTAAGATGAAGTAAACTCGTTCAAAACTCTGACTGAGTTTTTCTAAATTACTCACGGTATAATTCATGGTGCTGACATCAGTGGTACTTCTGTTGTGATGCCAGTCACCGAGAAATATGGCAGTTTCGCAGCCTTGTTCTCGGGCTGTGTCACAGAACCAATTGACAAATTCTTCGCAGTCAGTGTTGTGCGTTCTACTACCTGACTTGAGACCGAAATGTATATCAGTGAAGCAGGCTACTTTCTTGAATAGATTCATAGTGTTATTATATTACGCCAGCAAACAACTGTCAATCCCAATCACTGGTGTTGACATTAACAACAGGTGCAACTCCTCCGTTACCACCACTGTTCTGTCGTGTCCATGAAGGATTCATACCATTCATTTCGAGAATGTCGTCTCGAATGTTTTGATTGCGTTTTTCCAGGTTGATAATTCTAACGAATGAATTAGTAACAGCAGCAGTATAGTAGGCAAAAGGATTATCAGATTTACTTTCATCGAATTGTAGTCCTATTTGGGTTAGTTGAAGAATAGCTTGGCCTTTCATTTCATCATTGTAGGTGTAGCCCCTGACGTTGCCACGAGTGGCATATCTTTCACAGAGCTTGATGAACATGCGAGCCAAATTGTTGGTCATTTGACCGTGATCCTTGGAGAATTTTCCTTGGTCGAGATCTCCCTGCCAATGACTCTTGCCCACGCATACAAGATTGTCGTTGACATCAAATTTCCAATGCTGAAACGGTGGGAAGTTGACCTTGTCATGGCTGTCAGCCGTGTTCTTGAGAGTCTTCTTGCGACCGGGTGCCAACGGTATATGTGTAAACGTCATTACTCGAAACACTAGATCCTGTTTTTGTACCTTGCGATAATCCACTTCAAATTCTTTTGCTGGCATTTTTTTGCCGGCTGCGGCCACAGCTGATTCGTGTGCAGTTTTGGCCATTTTTGCTGCTCGGTTTCTTTTGGCTTCTGCTATGGTACGTATGTTCAGTTTTTCCAAGTTCGTAACAATAAGATCGTAGTCACCGTATGCGGGATCTGTGAAACTACAATAGGTGTTTTTGCTGAGATGTATCTCTCTTAATAGATCTTTGTTAGTTAGATACTTGATTTTAGGTACAATTGTCAATTAGTATTCTCCAGGGTTAGTTATATAATAGCATATTTTTTCTATAATAAATAGTGTATATGACAAGGAAATCTGCTCAAAATGGCTCTTCAGACATACCCCCAATCTCCTAAACAGCGTGTCGAACAAAGTCAAAAGAAAAATTATACCTTTCGCACCGATGACGAAATCGCAGCAACGGATCGATTTGGTCGACCAGTTAACAATGCTGCTAGCACACCAGAGCA